ATATTATAACTAGCAACATTTGGCAAGCTAATTGCTAATTGAGAAAATATATTGGTAGCCTCAATTTTCATTTGCAACAATGTATCTCGCAAAGTTTTATCAATAGTATTTGGTAATTGATTAAATCCATTTTCTAAATCAGCAATAACTTGGTTTAATTCTTGTAAATTATTGTATTCTATGTTAACCGAGGCATCGTAGGCAGTGGCAAGCACAGCAACATTGACAAAATTATTTAATTGATCTTGATTTGTTTTAATGTCTTTTTGAATTTGTGAATTACCCACAATGATTTGATCGCTTTCATTAAAGCCGAATAGTTTTTTAGTTGTATTGAATAAATCTTTTGAGTTTTTAAAAGCAACTCCTAGATTGTCAAAAGAAGTTCGTAAGTTTGAGGCTAGTATTGATGGAGATTGCACTAATTTATTTGCACTATTGACAATTTGGTTTAATGAAGTTGTTAAATCGGCGAAACTATCGCCAGCACCTTGAATTTGTTTGGCAATATTATTTATTTTGTTCGCAGTTTTTTTTAATGTTTTAACTCCTGAATCAAATTTTGCCTTGGCATTTTTTACCGACTTCCAGCCATCATCAAAAGCTTTTTCATTTTTGCCAAGAATGTCTGATTTTAATTGTGCTAAAAAACCTTTGGTAGAAGTTATTTTAGTTGGCAAAATATTTTGAGAAGCTACTTCAAAATTGATTGTGAATTTAGTTATGCCTAGCTCCTTGATACTCTCGGCGAATGTATAGCCAACAACTACAACTTCTAAATCGCCAAAAGAAGGGTGAACTAATGTTCCAACTCCTGCTTGATCTAAGGCTTGAATTAAACCGTCTCTTTCACTATAACTTACATTGTCATCGGTGAAAACATTTAATATAAATTTCTTTTCTAATCCGCCTAGATCCTCAACATATCTTTCTGTTTTGTTAGGGTATTCGTGAGTTTGTGTTTTTCTACCACCAGTCCCACTTGATTCTTGGTAGAAGAAAAAAGCATCTCGAAACTGACCGTCTGGCAATCTTGATGTGTTAAATATTGTCATTTAAAACCCCGCAAAAACTGAATTAACTCCAACTGGCAAGAAATTGTTAGGGCGAGGAGTAAAACCCGCACTAGAACCTTGTGGCAATCCTTTAATATTAACATCTAATTGACCGCCAGCTGTTAATTGTTGTGTTTTATTAATTTGTGCTGGCTGGTTCATTTTTGGTGCCACCATTTCCGACAATTTATCAAGCCCAATAAAATCTAAAACAATAGAAGTATCGGCTTTAAATTCGTTAATCAATCCCATTACCATTTTTAGTTTTTCGGCAACATAATCAAAAGCACTTACTAATTTGTTTTGTAAAAAATCATAAATAATCATTAATTCTTCTTTAAATAAAAACATCACACCAATAGCAAGTTGCAAGCCAAGTATCCAAGGGTTCATTGCAAATACCATTGCTATTGCCTTACCAAACAATACAAAACCTGTGGTGGCTAATCCTAAAACACCAGCAAGAGAACCTAAAATTAATAATGCTGGCGATAATGTGGCAGTTATTAAAATTGCATAAGTAATAAATTTTTGTGCTTGAGGTGATAAAGCTTTAAATTTATCTGTAAGTGTTGCAATAACATCGGTGATTTTTGTGATATTGTTTGATAAATTAATTGATTTTGCCATTTCCGTTCCTAACTCGCCAAATGCAATATTAACAGAATCAATTAAAGTGCTTGCAAGTCCACTTAAAGTTTCAGACATTTTTTCAGCTCCATTCTCAAACAATCCGCCTTTTTGTGTGGCTTTTTCCATAGCTTTTGCAACTATATCAAAACTTAATTCACCTTTTTCTTTCATTGCCATTATTTGTGCCGTTGTTTTGCCTGTGGAATCTGTTAATAGTTTCATTAAAGGCACACTATTATTAACGAATTGATTAAAGTCTTGACCTAATAATCTTGTTGTTGCCGCGGTTTGTGAAAATGCCAATGCCATTCCGCTCATGTCTCCGCCAGATATTGAAGCAATATCGCCTAGAACTTTAATAGTCTTCATCGCTTCTTCGAATTGCATCCCACCAGTAGACATTAACATATTTAAAGATTTACTAATATCGGCAATTTGGAATGGTGTTTTAGCGGCATATTTAGTAACTTCTTGAAAAGCTAATCCTCCTTTTTCGACACTACCTGTCAATACATTCATTCTTATTCTTAACATCTCGAATTCTGCGGCACTTTTAAAAGCCTTTGTCGCTACTAATCCCATTGCTACCGATAATGGAGCGAGTGTCATGCCAGCATTACTAAATGATTGACTGGTTCTTTTTATAGTATCGCTTAAATTACTAAATGATGTTGACATCTGCCCTGCAATAGAATAAACCTTATTTTTGGTAGCTTCTAGGTTTGATTGTATCTTTTTTAATTGAGGGCTTATGTTATCAACTAGGTCGTAGATATATGATACTTTAAACATTTTTTTCTAGTTGTTTGTTAATTTTTTCGGCTTCTTTTTGAAGTCTTAATATTTTTGTTATTGGCTGTAATTCAAGCCATTCAAAACTAGCCGAGCCTTTATAAAAATATCCAATATTACAAATTATTGATTCAATCGAAACTTTGTTGTGGGTAAAGCCCCCTATTTTAAGGTCTTCATCCACGAAACAATAAAAAAAACCTCTAAATATTTAGCAAGCAACTCCTCAAAATCTTCTTCGTTAATTTTTTCAATATCAAGATTATTAAGGGGCTGTTTCATTTCTTCATCTTTAAAAGCAACATTTAGCAATAAATTTGCAAACGATTTAAAATAGCTAACAATGTCAAAGTTAGGGCTCGCATATAAAATTGCTTTAATAGCCTTAGCATCTAAACCATTTTCATTTTCTATTTGTTCACTTGCTTGTTGTTTTGACAAAGATTGTGTCATACCAAAAATGGCTTCTATAAACTTCTTTTTTAGCAATAAGGTTTTATCTTTGTCTTTATAAGATGGTGCAGACAAATAGATTTTATCTAAATCAATAAAGCAATTTTTCTCACCATCTTTAATTTGGACTTTGATAGAATTTTGAAAATCAAAAATAATTTTATCTTTCATAACTAAATTGCAGGGTTACCTTTAAAAACATACTCAACGATTTCTAAATCCTCCGTTAATGGATCTTTTTCCATTGCACAGTTTGAAAAATTTTGATTTCTAAATGAAATTACATTGTTGTCGCCATTATTATAAAAACTTTGAAATAATGCTTTATTTTCATCGGTTGCTCTTACTGGCACAATAACCATACCAATATTAGTTGAAACATCGCTAGTAATTATTATTGAGCCATTAACTTGAGGATGAAAATTTCTTGTAATAGAGCCAGCTTCGATTTTAACTTTACCTTCGTAACTTACTGTCTTTCCGTTGATATTTAAATCACCTTGTTTTTGTATTGCCATAAATTTATTTATTCAAATGTTGGAGTAAAATTAACTATGAATTCTCTTACCTGAGTTATAATATTAGCGATTGATTCTGCTGTAATTTTGCCATCAACCAAAGTAATAACCACTGATTGATCTAGGGCATCAACAAAAGCTTTTAATTCGCTATCACCAGCTCTTAACAATACATAATTATTATTATTAGTTTTATAACCCGATAATGCACCATAATATTTTTTCATAAGATTAATAAAACCTTCTTTATTAATCATAGCACGACCAGCTATTAATTCGCCAGTTGTTAACCGTCTTCCAATTAAATCAGCTTTTAAATTGTTAAATACATATTCTCTAATAATAGTTAAGGTATCAAAATAATTGAGATATTTAAAAGTTTTATCAACTTGACCTTGTGCATCAGTTTTATAAGTGGTCATTGCTTCGTTAATAATGATACTTGTATTAGATGGGTTATTTCTTAATAAAGTTAAACCACTATTTGCAAGCTCATCAGCCTCAACATCGCTAAAATCATTGCCACTTTCAATTATAGGTAAGTTATAAATAGGAGTTCCAGCATAAGGAACACCAGCATAATAATTACCACCAACTGTTTCACCGTTGGTTGCGAAACTTGAAACATTAGCACCAACTGACAATCTTAATTCTCTAATACCAGCAAAGATTGATGCAATAACAAGTGGGCTTTCAAAAATAGCTCCACCTTTTAATTTTGTAGCAGAGATTAGTTTATTAGCAATGCCACAAAGTGTTTTTTGGTTTAATGCATCTACAAAAGTGTTTAGATTAGCATAGGTATCTAATTTACAAAATAAACCAACTCCATCAAGAATTTTATTATCTACATTAAATCTTGCTTCGGTAAATGTTGATAATGTAGAAGTGCCCCACTCGGCAGGATAAACGATAGTTGTAAATCTTTTATCTACAATTGGATCGAATAACGAAGTTAAAACTGGGTTTGTTGCACCACTTGACATTACAGTTATTGTTGTGGTTATCCCAGCAATAGAGCCATCAACACCAAGAGATATTGTATTGCCTTGTGTGCCATCATTTACAGCAGTTAATGCAACTGAACCAGTAGTATTTACAGAGGTTACTGGTGAATAAGCATTAGCAGTAATTGCAGTCTCTAATTTACCACCAATTACAGTCGCAGTATCACCGATAGCAACAGCAATTTCGTATTTACCATTTATTTTTGAATCAATGTAAATAGTTAATGTGCCAGCTTCGGTAGAAGTGCCTGAAAAAGCAATTGAGCCAGTTGAGGCGACACCAGAAGCATTATCGGTTAAACCAATCGCAGAAACTTTTGGCTTAATTTTAGAAACCGATAAAGTATCAATTAAAGATCTGCCAGCTTTTGCAATTTGTGATTTTGCACCGAATAAATCGTTAAATTCTTTTTTGCTTAAAATATTTTCTTTAAGCTCACCACTAGAAGCAGTACCACTTATCATACAACCTACTAAAAGAATTGAGCGATCGCCTGCATCTTTTGCGGTTAATGCTGATTTAATATTAGATGTTCCTCTTGGAAATGATTGTCCCATTATTTACCTTTTTTTTGAGTTGATATAACTTGATCGACAACCTCGATACAGTTATCAATATTAGAATCTTTTAATCTATTTCGCCAAAATAAATCTGTTGGCACTCCAGCCTCATCATTAATTTCAATGATTGCACCTTGTAGCAATTGTCCTTGTGGAGTTCTTAAATTTTGGTTTAATTTTATTTGCATAACAAAATAATTTTTAATATGTTTATATTGTTGATTTTTGTCAATTTTTTGCAAGTCAAAAAACTATGATTTTAGATTTTAACGAGTGTTTAGATCATAATCTAAACCTTGCTCCTCAAATAAACCCTCAACCCTTTGCAGTGGAACTCCCAAATCATAATCGTTAGTATCGCTAACTTGAATAAACCCTTGAACTACAAAATCAAACCTATGTGTATAAGTAGCGGTTATATAATCATCAGCTTCATCGCCTACATATTGGCAGGGTTGCATCTCTTCATCGCTTAAATCACTTTCAAAAATATAATTTGCTAGGGCTTTTAATATTGGTTTTAAATAGCCTTTGGCATTATCGGCAATGTCGCCACCA